GCTCAACTTCTTGCATAACGTAACGAATCTTGTTTTTCTTGAATTCATAAGTAAGATTATTCTTCATTACTTCAACATCGGTCTTATCTTGGTCATCCCAATTATCTTCGATGTCAAAGAAGTTACCGCTACCAAAAACTGCCTCATCTATTTCTGAAGTATAAGCATCAACAGCTTGCAGAGTCATGGGGGACATGATACGACTACGCTCAGAGTCACGATTACGATCTTCAGCAGAGTACTGACCACGCCAGAAACGCTCATACTGATCCCAATCATTCATGTAATTAGTATCACGATATGAACGCCAATCATCACATCGAGCAGTAATCCATTCAACTAGCTCTTTGCCGTTGTCCTGCTCTTCAGTAATCATCTTCTCAAAATCTACCATCGTTATTCCTTAGTTGTATCGTCAAAAGGATCATTAAAATCAAAGGTATCTTCTTCCATCAGTATCCACTCACTGCGTCAAAAGGTTCCCAATTATCAATTTCTACATCTTCGCTAAACATACTGATAGCCATCTGGTCAATGTAAGACAGAGCATCAATTAAGTCATCGTGAATGTCTTTAGCACCAAAGAGTAGAATCTCTTCTTTTAAATCTTCCCAATCTTCGTCCTGATTGAGTATAATGTTTCCATGCTCAAATCTACCTTGTAATGCCCAAGTGATTCGATCAGTCTTCTTTTTATTACCGTGAGTAAGGTCTTGTACAGAGAAGAATACATTCTGCTTACGCATCAGTTCCTGAAGATAAGGTAGTACTGCATTCTTTAATGCACCACGTTCAGCACCAACACCAATAGGTTGGTACTCTCTTACATTCTTCAGGAGACGATTAGCAGTCTCTTCAATATTCCATCTACCAGCTTCAATCTTCTTTACGAACCATTTGCCATCATTTGTAACTTTAACCACGGCGATAGCAGTTCTATCAAGCCTTCGCTTAGCTGCGGTGTTAGCAGAAGCAACGTCAGCAAACCCAGCCAAGTCAAAAGCAATATAGTAACTTCCGTCTGTGGGTTCCTCACCATACTTCAACCATTCTTCTTTAAATATACCACTACCAGAAGTATCAAAGCTAGATTCAAACTCTACCTTGAATGCCCATGAACTGAGTGTTCTTTTAGCAGCTTCAATTTCAGATGGATCAATAGTTGGGTTATCATACGTAGTAAGATGCCAACTTCTCCATTCTGAATCGCCACCTTGTCCTAATTGGAAAAGATCGTAGAACCAATTTCGACCATCTGGTGTCGAGATAAAAATAGCCTCGCCTTTTAAGTCGGCTAATGCGGGACGTATGATCTTACTCCAGACCTCTTCCTTGATGAAAGCCGATTCGTCAATAACAGCGAATGCTAGTTTCAGACCACGAAGCGCATCAGGGTTTTCACCAGAACGAATATGAATCTTAATACCGTTAGTGAGAGTAATATCGCCCTGATTAATGTTACTGGCTTTGACTAGATCACCAGCTTGATCCAGAAGAGCATCCCAAGCAATCTGTCTTGCTTGAGCAAGGGTAGGGGCTAGGTAAAGTACTGCAGAGCCTTTAGGAGCGTTTAACGCAGCTGCTAGAGTACGTTTAATAGCAAAGTTAGACTTACCACATCGTCTACCAGCAGCAATGACCTTGAATCGTGCAGGGTCTTGCCATACCTCAATCTGCCAAGGAAGTAGTGTCCAGTTTAACTCAGCCATTGAATTCAGCATCCTCTGCGTCAATGACTCTACCTTCTACAGTAGCTTGTGGGTTAAGACCACTGATATTAATAACTACTTTACCAGCACCGCTACCACCTGCTCCACCTTCAGCAAATGAAGTCATAGGGGCTAGACGATCAGCAATTAGTTTAAGAGCAGCCATCTGATCCTTATCTCCATCATCAGAAGCTTTCTGTAACAGTTTCTTAAAGACCTTCTCTGCATTAGCAGATATTACTTGATCAAATAGCTTTAGTGCTTGTTTCTTGTGATTAACAGGTGCAATAGCTTGCTTCAGTTCTTCTCTGTCTTCTTCTAGAGTAGGTCTTCCAGTTCTACGTGGAATTAAAGACTTCTCTCTTTGTTTACGCACTTCAGCCATTTTCTCTTCTTTAAATGCTTTATGCGCTAATGCTTGTTCTTTGACACTACTCATAGTCTTTTGCCCTTATAGGAAGACAAATAATAAACGAACCTACTTATAAGACATAGATCATTAGGATCAATAAGTGATACTAACTGTCTACAATATAGTTTCTATTAAGTGTGTTTTCTTAATAGTTTATATATTAATGTATTTACTAAGAAGTAACATTTAATGTTTATTAATTGTATACATTAATTGTTATTCTTTGTTCCTCTAGCGGGACTCAGTAGGCAATATAGGTTCTTAGTACTGCCCAGTCATCACAGAGCCCACCTGTGAATCAATATTGTATGTAATACGTATAGTATAGCATATTTTTATAGAATTGTCAATACATCACAGGACAATATTGTATCTTCAGCGGGACTCCAGCGATTAAATATCAGTCTAGTCTCCGCAGTGCTTTTTTAAATCTAAGTTATTGATTTCATTAATGCACCAATATAGTGCTTAATTGTCATTTTCTCTCTTTGTGAGCTATATAGGGTTCAGCAATATTTAACATCACTGATCATCCCCGACCCCTGTCAATGTTGAAATGATATTGATTCTCATTACAGAACACTATATGTAGTGTGTAACTGTACTGTCAGACACTATATGTAGTGATATACTATGTTGATACATTATATAACTTTATAGAATATAACATGATAGACTATTGGTAGCATAGTTATAAAAAAGATATAATGTTGCACCCTATAATGATACCTGATTGACACTATCCAGATCATGTTCCACGTGAAACAATACAGTATCAATACTGATATAATATAATAATATATAATGTAATCAAACAGTTAATGATTATGTCTAAGTGTATAAGTGCTAAAGTTATCCACATTTATGACAAAGTTATACAGTAGTTATCCACATAGTTATACAGTCAATGTCTATACTCTGCTATTAGTCTAAGTTTAAATGGCTCTATGGCTCTTAAAATGCCCTTGCTGAGCATTATACAAAGTTATATGTTGTCTCAGACTGTGGATAACTATATAGTGTTGCATAATAGCAACAAACTATCAGGATTCAGTTATCGATTAAAATATATTTGTTGACATGGGCTTGCTTTGGCGTACAATTCAGTTATAGCAACAAAACAACACAAAGGGGTTACACCATGGCACTAACAGTAAGCACCAAAGACAAGCACCAGATCGAAAGCACCTATATAGTATCTGTACAGGCTGACGGCTGGCATCGTTTCCAACTGGTTAAGCAAGGTAACGATGGCTGGAGGCTGTACAACGATAACGGCACAGAGGTTATGTCATGCGCTGTTAAGTCTGGTATTCTGCGCTGTCTGCGTGAAGCTGGCACAGAGTATATCAATAACCTTTCCAACCAAACTGAATGTGAATGGGCTTAATCATGGAAGATTTTACACCAGCAGAACTGGCTACAATTGCCGATGCATTGCTTGATCGCCTTGCAATGCTACAGGCTACACTACAGCAAGATTACCGCCTGCAATGGCGTATCCAACCAAAGATAGATGCAGCTGATTCGCTACTGCGTCAAATTGATAACATGATGGGGCAATGATTATGTCTAAGTTCGAATGGCTTGTAGTAAGTATTACATGGGTTTGCCTTGTCACATGGGCACTCTGCACAGTATGACGGATAAAACCATACCGCTAACAGCTGCAGAGTATCACGCACTGGAACGGGCTTTGCAATGGCCTGAAGATATAGCAGCATACGAAAAACTTAATACACCTACACCTTTATTCGGGAATATACAAAATGGTAAAACTAAGTAAAACTAGCAAACTAGACGGAATTCTAAGCTGGTCGCTACAGGCGGTTGATACTTGCCCTGCATCGAAAAATCCAGATGGCACGTTAGTGCCAGCTTGTGCAGGATGTTACGCAACTACAGGGAATTACAATTATCCTAACGTTAAAGCTCCTAGATTGTTTAATCGGGAAGACTGGAAACGTGCAGAATGGGTGCAGGATATGGTTCAAGCATTGGATTCTAGCCGATACTTTCGCTGGTTCGATAGTGGCGACTGCTATGACATTAGACTAGCAGAGAAAATCCTGCAGATTATGACACTTACGCCATGGTGTAAACACTGGATGCCAACACGGATGCATAAGTTTGAAAAGTTTAAATCCGTTCTGGATGCTATGAATAGTCTAGATAATGTAGTGGTGCGCTTTAGCAGTGATTCTATCAACGGCGGTTTAGTGGCTGGCGCGTATACGTCTACCATTGTCGCATCGGTTGAAATGGCTGGCACTGCAGTGGCTTGTCGTGCGTACGAATCAGAGGGAAAGTGTAATGGCTGTCGCGCTTGCTGGAATAAGGCTGTAGACGTAGTGGCATATATTGCACATGGCAAGAAAATGCAGAAAGTGATTCGCCTGTCTTTGGCTTAATTAAAGGGGTTTTAAAATGAATATTAAACTTTACACCTATTATGGCGCACCTAATCTTTGGCTAGATTATAGTGAAATAGACGGCGAATTCTATATAAATGCCATTTATAGCGGTACAGATATGGAAAGGCTAGATATAGCAGATTTTGTTAGCGATTCAGTACTAGCTCACGCTGAAAAGCGTATGGCCGAAGATTATAGCGAAAGGGTTTAATTATGTTACAAATAGCACTAAAAGGCCAGCGTAAGCCGTCTAAAGCGTACATTATGCGCACAATTGGCGTATGCCTTGAAAATGGACACAAACACTTTGAATTATCATGGGGCGAGAATTGGTTAGAATTTATTCGTGCTGGCTATCAATGGCACGGCAGCGGATGGATTAAAGATATTTCAGGCGATGATATTGCAAGGGAATTGAATCAGTTAACTGTAGAGGTTAAAAATGCTTTCTAATACACCAAAGATTATATTTGTCGGATTCGATGATAAACCCATTGATATGGCGCAAAGCTTGCAAAAGCGGGTGACATTGCAGGAACAAAGCATTGCAGAGAAGCAATTAGCAGATTATTTCAAAGCTTTATATAAATGCGGAGAAGCATCACAATGAATGATTCTAATCAATCACTTCGTTTTAGTCGCAGCTATTACGAAGCCACAGGGAAAATGCTACATTCTAGGGACTTCTATGAGCCTGAGCCATTAATTACAGGCAAAGAGGCATTATTCTGGATTTGTGGTGCTGTTTGTCTATGTGTTATTGTCTATATTATTAGAGGGTTTTAATTATGGCTTTTGTATCTTTTATGGCTCACGGTATTAAATTATGGGCAGAATATAGCCATCGGTTTGATGATCCTGAGCTGGTAGGATTAACGCTTGATAAAGATTCAACCAATATTGAGCCTTTAGTGGGTTCAGATATTATCGAATTGGCTTATTCTGCTATAGATTTAGATATTGCAGAGGTTGAGGAGTATAAACGGGAATGTATGGCAGAAATGCGCTATGAGCAACGAATGGGTGAGCATTAAGGGGTAGGTATAAGGTAACGCTAGAAAATGCGTTATAGAGCGATTCTGTGCCCTTGCTGGGCATTTTATAGGAGTAGGAAAACCATGAAAAAGACACTTAAAGCATTGATCGTACTGTTTGCTATTGTAACAGGTGGAATTAGTCAGGCTAACCCACTGGGTACAGGATGTCAAACTGTATTTGATTTTAATACAGGTAAATATACTAAAATCTGCTGTACTCCAGATGGACAATGCACTGTATTCACTTTCTAAGGTGGATATAATGACTAGAACAGAGATAATGAGACGTTTTGAGAATGTATTAGTTAATTCTAATATTGATCCAGACTCAAAGATATTTAAGCAAGCTATAGAGGCATTAATTGCAATTTGTACTAAAGAAATAGAGGATACAGAATGAGTAGCGGTAGAGATGTATGGATGGAAAGCTGGACACAAGAGGAAAAGAAGCAATATAGTCCAATTCTAGAAATAAAAAAAGCTTATAAAGATGTATTACTCAAAAAAATAGCTGTATTAGATTATGAAATCAAGGAATTAGAAAATGAGCAAAAGAAAACCATTTAATACCTATGGTATTCGTACCATTAAAGAAGTAGCTGACATGGAAGGTGTATCATGTGCTAGAATACACCAGATTGAACAAAGAGCATTTGGTAAGATTAGAAAAGTATGTGAACAACACGGGTTAGAATTAAATGACCTTATTCCAATTACTAGAGAGGCGGTGATGTATGGCTAAGTTTACTGGTAGAGAGTACTTTGTAATGGATACAGAGGAAATCGCAAAAGAAATGGGTATGCCTTTTAGTACTACAGAGAAGCTACTTAAAAAAGCATCAATAAATTTTCAGATTAAATGGAAGGAACGTGTAGGAACTCATGCTACAATAGAGGATATTATACCTTTATTGCGTGGAAGGGGTGACTATGAGCCGTTGCAGAGCCTGTGATGTGATTCTGAATGACTATGAAATGACTAGAAAATCTAGCGTTACTGGTGAGTATTATGACCTATGCAGCCATTGCTTTAGCTACATTAGACACGATGTGCATAGCAAGGAACGCATTGATCTTAAAGACATTTCAGACGATTGTGAAGAAAGTGATGAAGAAGGGTTGACAGATTGGTAGTTATGTGCTACCCTACAATATAGTTCTTTAGAGACTATAATGTAACATTAATGTTAAATACATAATTATATATTATTATATAAACATTAAAGTAACATTATTGTTAAGGAGGTAAAGATGTTAATTGCAATATGTAGTTTATTTGTCTATTGTGTATTGAAGGATTAATTATTATGTCTATTTATCACGAAGAAGAATCACATTACCATTTTACTATGATGGAATTTGTGTCTTTAGTAAAAGATTATGGTGATAGAGTCTGGGCAGACCTAGAGAAGTACAGCCCTGATATCTACGAAGCATTTTGTGCTTATAAAGCTAATCAGGAAATCTTTGAATTTGTGTCTACTAGAAAGCGTGATGATGACTACTATAATGATTAATACTAATTATGATAGTGATGGCGAATATTATCTATTTAAATATGGGTATGTCTTATCAGAACATGACTTCTTAAAACTTAAACAAGAATTAACATTTATTATTGATCAAATTTTATCAGAGGTTAAAAAATGAAATTTACATTTCAGATACATCCAGATGAGTTTGATGAAGCACTAGTTACACGCTTACAAGAAACTTACATTGAACATGTTACTAAGTGGTCGTTTGAACCAGATGCAGAAAAGATTAGTGAAAGTCTGCTAACTGTGATAGAATTGTTTATGACACCAAGCAAGTATGCTGAATGGTATGAGACAATCAAGGAGTTATGATGAAAGACGAATCCAAGTTCCTAAAGCATATTCCATGCGAGGAATGCGGTAGTTCAGATGGCAATGCAGTCTATGACGATGGGCATGAGTTCTGCCATGTATGTCAGACTTGGAAGCGTAGCGATGGTGAAGTAGAATACGATTACAAACCAACTAAGGTTAAACAAATGCAGATCAAAGGTGAAATACAGGCTATACAAGATCGTGGAATTCTAAGGAATTCAGCGGAGTTCTATGGAGTTACAAGCTATTTAGGAAACCACTACTATCCATACGCTGATGAATCTGGTGCTGTAGTTGCTGCTAAGGTACGCAACGTAGAGAATAAAGATTTTCATGTTGAAGGACAATGGGGTAAAGCCACTCTGTTCGGTCAGCAGAAGTTTAACAAAGGTGGTATGTATGTAACCATTGTAGAAGGTGAGCTGGATGCACTAGCAGCTTTCCAGATGACAGGTAGTAAATACCCTGTTGTTAGTGTCAGGAATGGTGCTGCAGCGGCTCTGAAGGACTGTAAAGCACAGTTTGAATGGTTAGATAGCTTTGAGACTATTGTCGTTTGTTTTGACGCTGATGAACCCGGTCAGAAGGCAGCAGGTGAAGTAGCAGAATTGTTTGGTAGCAAGGTTAAAATCTTTAAGGCTACTCACGATTACAAAGATGCCTGTGATTATCTCAAAGATGGTTCAGTTACGCTCTTTACTCAAGATTGGTGGAAAGCAGAGACGTATACACCAGATGGAATCGTAGCAGGTTCTACGCTATGGGAAGAAGTATGTAAACCAGTGGAGAAATCAAGTGCATTGTATCCTTGGAATGGAGTTAACGATCTTACTTACGGCTTGCGCCCTGCTGAGCTTGTTACTGTTTGTGCTGGGAGCGGTCTTGGCAAGAGCCAGTTCCTTCGTGAAATTCTTTGGCATCTCATCAAGTCTACTGATGCTAATGTCGGCTGTATGTTCATGGAAGAGTCTGTACGGAAAACAGCTTTATCTGTTATGTCTCTAGCCTGTGACAAGCCATTACATCTACCTGATACAGTAGTATCTGAAACTGAAAAGGAAGCAGCTTTTAATGCTACTCTTGGCACAGATCGTTTATATTTTTGGGATTGCTTTGGTAGCACTGCTATCGACAATGTTATTAACCGCATCAAATATTTATCAAAAGCTTGTGATTGTAAGTATGTGTTTCTTGATCACATTTCTATGGTTGTTAGCGGTCAAGGTAATGGAGATGAACGGAAAGCTATTGATGAACTAATGACTAAGCTGCGTACAATGGTACAAGAAACTGGTATTACATTGATTGCTGTATCACACTTGAAGCGACCAGAGAGCAAAGGCCATGAGGAAGGTGCTGCTACTTCATTGGCACAGCTTCGTGGTTCAGGTGCTATTGCTCAGTTATCTGATATCGTTATTGGCCTTGTACGTAATGCTCAAGCTGATGATGATCGTGAGCGTAACACTACACGGGTATCAGTGCTAAAGAATCGCTTTAGTGGTATGACTAGTCCGCATTGCGCTAGTTTGCTGTATAGCAAAGATACTGGACGTATGATTGAAGTTGATGAGGAGGTTCTATAATGCAACAAATGGATTTGGCATGGGAAGGCGCTTTAGTTGGTATGCAGAAATCTATTGATACGGCTAATAGAGCAGTATCTGAATGGAGTGAAACTGCATATAATTACTTTGTAGATTTTGCTAAACAAAGCACTAAACCATTTATGACAGAAGAAGTTGTCAAGAAGTTTGTAGAGGATGGTTATGTAGCTGCACCTAATAACTGTGCTTGGGGATCAGTTGCGTTAAAAGCAAGCAAAAGACGTATTGTTGAGAAAGTTGGTTTTGACTATTGCAAACTTGGTAAAGGACATACAAAACCAATGACTCTTTGGAAATACATTGGAGATAATTATGAGTGATGATTTTAAGAAGTTCTTACGTGAGTTCTATAGCCCTTTACAACACTATCGTTTAGTTGGTATACTAAAGAGTATCAAAGCACTATTAACCCCATGGAAACAACATGACAAGGATTGTAGCTGACATCGAAACAGATAGCAAAGCATCAAAGATTTGGTGCTTAGTTACTCAAGACTTAGATACTAAGGAAGTGAAGGTATGGAAGGAAGCAACGGACGAGTTAAAGGAATACCTAAGCAAAGCAGAGGTAATCATCGGTCACAACTTCATCAGCTTCGATGCTCCGATATTGAATCGGTTATGGAATACGAAGATTCGTTTGAGTCAAGTGTTCGATACACTGATCCTAAGCCGGTTACTAAATCCAGTAAGAGAGAACGGACACTCCCTCGACAGTTGGGGCGAAAGGCTTGGTCTGAACAAGATTGATTATTCTGCTATCTGGTCTTGGATGAGTAACATAAATGTTACTAAAGAGAATCGTAGCCAGCCTTTCGATGAACCGGTAGAATCACTTCTATTGCATTACTGTAAGCGTGACGTTGAATTAACAGGGAAACTCTATGAACATCTCAGAGCGCAACAAGAAAAGACGAAAACATCCGAGGAGGCTTTGCACTTGGAGTTCAGCGTACAAGCCATTATCGCAGAACAGGAACGTAACGGATTTAAGCTCGATATACCATACGCCATGCAGCTACTGTCAGAGATCAAAGGAAAGATGTCCACCATTGAATCTGAAATGGAGTCTGTATTTCCTATTATTGTCCGTGAGCGATATTCTGAAAAAACTGGTAAACGTCTTAAAGACGAAATCATTACCTTTAATCCGGGTTCTCGTAAGCAGATTCACGAAAGACTAGAGGAAAAGTATGGCTGGAAGGCAGAAAAAGTTACTGAAAAGGGAACGCCGATTGTGGATGAAGAAGTGCTTAGCAAACTTCAATATCCTGAGGCAAAATTTCTGGCACAGTACTTCATGCTCCAAAAGAGAGCTAGCATGTTGGATTCATGGTTGGAGAAAGTAGGTAAAGATGGTCGAGTTCATGGCAAAGTCATTACTATTGGGGCTGTTACTGGCAGGTGTACACATAGTGACCCTAACATGGCTCAAGTTCCGGCGGTTCGTGCAGAGTATGGGAAAGAGTTCCGAT